TACCAGAAATGGAAGTTGGTCGTGCTTACCCGAACCATAAACGGAAGTGGGTCGTGCTGACCAGAACCAGAAACGGAAACGGAAACGGAAACGGAAGGGGGTCAGATTCTGCGAACCAGAACCCGCATACCCGGCATGTAAAAACAGCAGGCCACTTGAGCCTCGACTTCAGTTACAAGATCACATGCTTAAAAAAATCCTTCGACATCTTCAGGTCGCCCGCACAAAATCTGCTCTTCACAGCCTTGACGACAAGATGCTCAAGGACATCGGTTTGACACGCGGGGAGATCGACTATATCTCTAGGGGATGAAATACCCCCGCTGGAGCTACGTCATAATATGGGGATTTGTCCTCTTGGCCCTAATAAGCCAACTAAGGTAGTGGTGCCGGCAGCAGGCTTCGAACCCGCGACCCCCTGATTACAAGTCAGGTGCTCTACCATCTGAGCTATGCCGGCATAGGCTCGTCTTAGACGAACCAGATCCTAGGGTCAACGCCGTCGCTTGGCACGGATTATATCCCTTTTGACCTTAGCATGGGCGTCGGACCACACCGCTACATTGTCGGTACGTTCACAACTGTGACGGAGGTGTAGAATGCCTCTTGGACGCCCATCGCGTTCGTCTCGAACTGGAGGTGGAAGTCCATCTCGGACTGCATCTCCCGCATACGCTGCCGGAAGACCCTCGAACCAACAGGCTTCGCACCCCCCGGCCCGAAGCAGAAACTCCAATACTCTTTGTACAGCTTGTTCTCTGAGATGCGGCTCAATGGTTTCTCGGAAGAATCCTCCGGATCCGCTGGAACCACCCGAACCGTCGGGGACTCCTGCATAAAAAAACGTACGGAATTGTTCTCCTGTGCCACCTCCCGGACCAATTGGGTGTGTGAGGCTGGAAGGGTATATTCGTTCTGCTGCTGTAGACGCTCCATAGCCTGAACCGCCCAGGCTACGATCGCCTCCCGTTCTTCTGCGACGATGATGTCTCCGATGTCTGTCCGACGCTTCTCTGGTGGGACGGGCTTATTGAACTCGAGAATCAACCAGCGGCGATTGAAGCCCTCAGAGGTATCTTCGGTTTTTGGGGTGTGGTTCGAAGCGAACCAGTGGGTGCAGACAGGCCGAAACTCGAAAATCTGCATACCCTTCTGTTGACCGGACATGGACGCGCCGTCGACGATATCTTTGAACTTCTGTCCATCGATCTTCTTCTTTTCGCTCAACTCTCCGCAGACGTTGATCAGCTTTTCGTGCATGCGAGTTGGCAGGAATTTGTCACCCCAGTCGTTTGGGGGGACGTAACACTTGGCATCGTCGGGAACCAACGACTGAGCGATCAGAAGAAGCTGACTTTTACCACTCTTGGCCACCCCCTGACACAGGATAACCCGTTGGTATCGGGGGCCGAGCCCAAACAAAGTCACACACAGCGCTTCCTGTAGCGCGTCCTTCTTCGACTGGTAATCGGGATCGTGACCCCAGCAGTCGTCGAGGAAGTTGAAGAAATGTGGGGAGTTCCCCGCCTGGTCGGGCATGTACCGAAAGGGGAGTGTGTAGGTCATGCCAAAGTCAGGGAGGTGCTCGCGCAACTTAAGGTTTTCATCCAGAAACCCGTTGGCAAAGTTGACCCCTTTGAGGTCGAGAGTCTTGATCCCATGCGTGGCGATGTTCATGAGGGTGGCATAGATCCCCCGGTGGTCCGAATGGCGACGACCCGCAGCCAACTGACCATAATCCTGCGAAATCCGGGCCATCACCTCCTCCATCGGGATCGGTTCCCAATGAGATCCCTTGTATTGCCAGAGTTCAGAGCCAAAACGACGGACTTCATTGACCTGTTCTAGGTCGGTGAGCACTGCTTGGGCGATCTCATTGTGATCGGCGCCCTCGATACCGTGCTGACGTAGTTCGCGAACACGGGCCTTCAAAGTGGGCACTCGAAGGTTCATTCCCGAGGTATCGGCGATATATTGGAGCAAACGCCCTTCTTCGAGTGATGTCAGGTTGGTGGAGCGTGAAATACGGTCCAAAACCACGTCAATTGTCCGCAATCGGCCGTTACTTTGCTCTGGATGACGCTCAAATTCCTCCACGAGGAACTTTTGCATCTCCTCAAAGGACCATTCTTCATGCTCTCGATCGAATTGGAGACCCAAAGCCTCCTTATCCTCGAGGGTGAGACCATCGTCCCATCCCTCTGGGAGCTGTTTGTTCTTATCGATCACGTCCCGATGGAGGAATTTGATCAGGTTATCGACGTGTTTTTCAACGTCCATTCCATCCCCGGCCACGGATTCAACAAAATCAATGCTGACTGCCCGCAACATTCCTATGGCATCTTTCAGTGATCGCTCACCCCGCATCACAGCAAAGGCGAACAGACCAGCATGCTGGGTCAGAGTGGTGTCCCGGGATCCCAGTGAGACATAATCGGTCACCCGGCTGGAGCCGGAAAGGCTCAACTCGACACCATGCTCTTTCAGGGCACCCCGAAGGATGTTCTCAATCTGGGGATCGAGAACAGGCAGCTGGTCCACGACGGAAAGCAAGTCACAGTTGGCCTTGTAGGGCATCTGAGTTTTGGGATGGATCGAAGGAGGCAGCACCACCTGGGTACGCTCGCTGAGCAGTTCGGCGATGCTTTCCCCGGAGGCGGATTTCAGACGGAAAGTCTTCAATCCGCTGTAACGGAAAGCAAGGACCATACCCTTCTGGCCTACTCGACGCCAAGGGGACTCGGGGACCAGTGATTGGATCAGAGCGACGACCCCCTCGTCTTCACTGTCGATGTCGAGCATGCACATACCAGATTGCTGGCCCAACACGATGCCGATGTTGCCCTGAGAACAGGAGTGGATCCAATCCGCCTGCTGGTCTGGCTGCACTGGTTTGTCGTGATACTGGGACCAGTCCATCGGAACCGGGCGTTTCTCCCGTTCGTAAAGGGGAATGACTGGCATGCCTGCGGCAAAATAGGTGGGGGCGGTGTTGGCAAAAATGGGGATGTTCAAAGTGGAGTCTCCGGGGTGATGGCCTCTTTGAGACGGTCAATGATGTTAGTGCGTTGAGCAGCGCTCAATTCGTCCTCCATGATCGTCAAAACGGTGGTGTGAAAATGGTGGATGGCTTTCAGGTTGGCGGTACGTTCCTGAATGGCGACGATCTTTTCCAGCAGGGAGGTAGCGGTACGAAAATAGGCCATCTTCTCCGAGTTATCTTTGTGATCGAGAATCTTGCCCGCGTCGGTAAGAGCCTTGAACAGGGACCGGCTTTCCTTCTCGAGGAGATCCCATTTGTCCAACCCTTCGAAGTCAATTTCCTCCGCTTCGTCTTCCATCGTGGAACCAATCCCGGTGAACTTCTCAAGGACCGCGATCTCGTCAGGACTATATGGGCTTTGCTGGAGGAACTCTGGATCCTCAGCCAAGCGCTGCAGGATGACGTCGAGGGCAAATGTGGTGCCCTCAGGAAGAGAGGGGTAGAAGACGCTCATGTGGGATGCTCCGGGTTAGGGTAAAAGTGACATAGAGGGTTTTACCTGAGAGGGGAAGTAATCCTTTTCGTCTATTTCGGGAAATCAAAGTCAACTTGATTGGTGACTGTAGACGGGGTAATGGTTCAGGGCAGACCACTTTTGGAGAATTCAGGTGTCCAACCCCTACCTCGCGGAACTCGTTCGACGGATCGAAGCCCGCTATAATATCGACAGCGAGGACATGGCCCTCGGAGACTGGATCTGCCAAAACACGACATTGCGGGGGAGACCTTTCTCGTTTGACCGGTATCCCTTCCAGCAAAAGATTGCGGATGACCTGCATCCCAACCTCGACTGCATCAAGCCTTCACAGGTGGGACTGTCCGAAATTCAGATCCGAAAGTCGTTGGGGTTCATCGCCCGAAACCGAGGCACGACGCTGATCTTCACGATGCCCAATGAGAAGATGTTCAAGCGGATGTCGACCACCCGGATCCGGCCATTGGTCGAGGAGGAGAAGGCATTTAATCTTGAAACCCGCACAGGTGAGAAGCCAACGCGCTCAATGGGTCTCTACCAGGTAGGCACGAGTTTCATGTTTGTGACCGGTGCAACGGAGGGGGATGCCACCTCAATCTCGGCCGATGTGGTGATGAATGACGAGATCGATCTGACCGATCAACAGATGCTGGCCCTCTTCAACTCTCGTCTGCAGAACTCTGACTGGAAGATGAACCAACGATTTTCGACCCCGACGTTCTCCAACTTTGGTGTCGACAAAGGGTATCTCGCCTCTGATCAGCACGTCTATCTCTGCAAATGTGTCGCCTGCAACCACTGGAATGACCCGATCTTCCGGCCACAGTTTGTTTGCATCCCGGGCCTCTCAGATGACATCAACGATCTGACCGAGATCGACACCGATCAGATCGACAAAGGTAAGATCGACTTGATGAACTCGTATGCGAAATGCGAGAAATGCCACGCACCTCTCCCTCTTGGGGACACTGCGATGCGGGAATGGATCCCGAAGTATCCCTCGAGGAGCCACCACCGAGGGTACCGCGTTTCCCCTTTCTCGACTGACCGGTTGTCGGTGGAGTACATCGTCACCCAGCTGCTCAAATACAGAGCCCGGGACTTTCTCAGGGGCTGGCGGAATACTGTGCTGGGGGAAGCAGATGCCGCGGGCAATGGCCGGCTCTCTGACGCGGACATTGAAGCCTGTTTCACTCCGCAGATGGAGATCCCCAAGATCGACAAGACGAAACCCACCTGGGTGGGAATTGACGTCGGACAAGTCTGTCATGTTGTTGTAGGACAAGGGAACGGGGTCGAGAACCTTGAGATCGTTCGCTTCGCGGTGGTACCAATCAAGGAGCTGAACAATCACGTCGAAGAGATCCTTGCGTCCTACAACGTGATCGGGGGAGCTTGCGACCGATTTCCCTACACTCCAAATGCTGACGACATCTGGGAGCTTTCAAAGGGAAAGATCCTTCCTGTGGAATACCGAGGACAGAAAACTGTCAATCTGGTGAAGGACCAACTCAGTGAGGAGGTCACTCACGCCCAAGCCAACCGAACACAGGCTATCGACATTGTAGCAGCGGCGATAAGACGGAAGTGGTGGCGGTTCTCTGGCTATGGAAACCAGAAAACTATGATTAGCGACCACCTGAAGGATATGGTCAGGGACGAAAATCCGGAGACCGAAGCTAAGTGGGTCAAGCTGACGGGCAACGACCACTACTTTCACGCGGGAGTTTTCCTAGCTCTCGGAATCAAGTTGAAAGAAAATCAACGGGGGCTCTTCGATGACCCCCGCTCCGTGGTTGCGATCGCAGGAGCGTCTGTAGGGGGACAGTCGTCTAACCTTTTTGGCAAACAAAAGATCACCCCCGGGGGGCTTGTATAGTCTCGAATGCAGTTTTACTAGAAGCCCCCTAGTCGTTGGGTAGTCCCCTCTGGTATATGTCAAGTCAAACCTATAGGATGTTTGAATGGCTGGCCCTCTAAGCAAACTCATGAAAGTGGTGTTTCCGAAACGCGTCAATCCAAAGGGGCAGGCGCAGACGAACACTTATGCAGCTGATCGGACGGATCAGGTTCTTTCAGCCCCCACCTATCGGGACCACCTGGCGGATCTTTTCACGTCTCGGGTATCGGACGACAGCCGTACCCTTCTGAAGACACTGTTCGTTCACGATCCGGATGTCTCAGCTGCGGTGAACGCCTTTTTGACCGTCGCTGATACGGAGCCGCTCTTTATCGTCAAGGACCGAGATGGGAAACTGGACCGTAAAGGGCAAATCGCCCTGAATGAGATCCTCGCATCCCTGACCACCCGCTTCGATTACTCGAAGGGGTTTATGATGAAGCCCTCGATCCGGGCGCTCTCTGAAAACCTTCGGTACATGCTCCTGCTGCGAGGTGGCATCGGCGCCGAACTGGTGTTTGACAAGACGCAGGCTCCAGTGGAAGTACGGCATGTGGATACGGCTACACTGGAGTGGTTCGAAACTGAGCCCAATCACTTTGTGCCTCAGCAACGCGCGCCAACCTCAAACGAAGAGATCAGTCTGGACATCCCGACGTTCTTTGTCAGCTTCTTCCGGCGGGATCCCACCTCGATCCACACCTATTCCCCGTTTGTCAGCGCGATCAACACCGTCGCTGCCCGACAACAGGTGATCAACGACCTCTACCGGATCATGAAGACAACTGGCTTCCCTCGGATCGAAGCCACGGTATTGGAAGAAGTGCTGTTGAAAAACGCTCCAGCGGATATCCAGTCCGATGGTCAAAAGCAGCGGACATTCATCGAGCAGGAGATCAGCCGGGTTCAAGCGGCTCTTGGAAGTCTGCAGGCTGATCAAGCCGTGGTTCACACCAACTCCGTTGACATGAATGTCTTCAATGACAAGAACCCCTCCAACGGGATGGACATCGACAGCATCATCAATGCCCTGAATGCGATGAACCAAGCGGGCCTACGCTCTATGGCCACCATCCTGGGTCGGGGCGAGAGCGGGGTCAACACCGCCTCCGTCGAGGCGCGAATCTTCTCGATGCATGCCGAAGCGTTGAATGAGCCGGTGGCTGAGATGTGGGCGCAGATGCTCACCATGGCCCTGCGTGTGGTTCTGAAATCGGAGAGCCAGGTTCACTGCCGGTTCCGCTCGGTGGAGTTGCGACCACAGACAGAACTCGAACCACAGCTGACCATGCGCGCCGCCAGACTGAAAGCCGATCTCTCGCTGGGTCTTATCAGCGACGATGAATATCATCTCGAGATGTATGGCCGGATGCGACCTAATGATGCCCCGGAGCTTTCAGGCACGGGCTTCATGGAACAGAAGTCTGTGGTGGTGGAAGAAGAGAAAGTCAGTCCCAACGCGGATCCCCTCGGAAAGGGTCTGACCCCTTCGGGCAGTGACGCAGCCAAAGGTGACAATGTCAAAAATGAGCCGGCCTAATGGTTCTCTGGAAAATGCTCAGAACCCTAAGTACCCCGGGGGAGCAGTCCTCCTGGTACGGTTGGGGGGCTAATCAGGGCACCCACATCTTACTTGGGATGTGGGGAGCCTCACTTTTTCTCTGGACTGCTCCCTACGCCCCAATCCTTGTCGCGCTCTTCTACCTCGTTGTGAAAGAGGGGGGAGATTACTTTTTGCGGGGTGGCAGTCTGAAGGACGGACTGGTTGATTCAGTGTTTTTTGGATGCGGGGCTCTCTCTCAGATGATCCTACCCGTCAGTCTCTTTTGGAATCCCGTAGTTTTAACCGGACTGGTTCTTCTAGTGGCCATCGGTAGTTTACTGCGGGCCCGGAAGGAATATCGTAAATTCTGAAATGGACCCATTGCTTTGACTTCGCGTTCTCCTGTATCTTTCGGATCAACGCACCAAGTCAACTTTGTGAACCAATCGGATGACACGCCAAAAACAAGTAGAGATCACTGACGAGATTGTCGCCCAAATCGAACACGTGACTAAAACCACGATCGATCGGGACAATATCGTCGTATTCGAAGCAGCCGCGCTGTCCACCAAGCCGTTGCACAAACCTGGCTCGATTTATCATGACGCTCGCCCGACACGAGGCATGCTTCAGGCAATGGCCGAGGCGCTGAACAGCGGCGAAGAGAGCGTTCCCCTACACACTCTGCACCTACAGGGGGGGGAGATTCCGAAGGGTCGCGTCTTTCGAGCGGGATTACACGACGAGATCGACGGGACGGTCACGCTAAAGGCAATGTTTTATCTGCCGCTGGCGGAAAAAGATCTGATCCAGAAGATCAATCTCGCGATCTTGGACGAAGTCTCTGTCGGCGTGAAGGCGAAGCAAGCCCTGTGTTCGAAGTGTGGCTTTGATTACTTCGGCGCGGACGCGGACTTTACCAACCTCTGGGAAAAGACCTGCGCGAATGGCCACACTTTGGGTGAGGACGACACGCACCTGAAGCTTGAGGGGCTGGACAAGTGGATGGAGCTTTCGCTCGTGTCCCGAGGCGCCTCCTCCCAACCCAAAATTCTGAGCCGCACGAAGCAGCTCATCACCAAAGACGAGTACGACCGAATGGCTGCTGACGGTACGCCCCTTGAGGCTCTCGTCCTGTTCACCGCAACTATGATGGAGAGCCCTGTGTCAAAAACCCCTGAAGAGCTGGCGGCTGAAGCTGCCACTGCTGAAGCTGAAGCTGCCACCCTTGAAGCCGCCGCTGCTGAAGCACCGGCATTCGATGCACAAACCGCGATCGAAGCCCTGCAAACCCAGCTGGCCCCTATGATCGCGAAATTTACTGCTGACAACGAATCTGAACCCTCGGCTGAGCCGACGGTCGAGTCGTTGACCACCGAACTCGAAGCTACCCAGGCAGAGCTCGCGGAGCTCAAACTGGAGAAAGCTGCTGAGGAAGATCCAGTCGAACCTGTTGCTCCTGCTGCCGTGGTTATTCCCGTCGGTGGAGTTGCCGCCTCGGCTGTCGAAGATGCGTCGAAGGGGGACCAACCAATCCTCCAAGCCTCGGCGTTTAAGACCAAACGCAATCGCTGAACGAGGAGTAGACACACATGGCGATCATCGGTCAGGGCATTTCCCTTCGGGGCATGACCCACGAAAAATTTCACTATCCCTTTTACCTCGCCAGCGGGATCACGATCGCCGATGTCGGTAAAGCTGTTGCACTCGACAGCTCGGCAGCGAACACTGTGAAACTGACTGGCGCCGACGAACAGGTCATTGGCCAACTCGTCTCGTTTGAAGATCGCGGAGTTGAGGGCGTCCTGGTGGGCACCGTTTCTCTCCGAGGTGGTTTCAAATTCACCGGTGAAGGCGTCATCGCCGTTGGTGATACCGTCGTGGGATCAGCCACAGCTGGAACGGTCAAGGTTGCTGCGGCAGTCGATCATTCCGACAATATGGTCGTCGAAATCGACGGCACAAACATCACCATCGTACGCTAAGGGAGGACCATAGCAATGACTGCACATTTCGATCTCACGCGTGTCCCTCGGCAACCTGTCGAGACGGTGGTTGGCAATCTGAAAGCCACCAGCCGGCACGATTCGACTGAAGCCGCCGCGACACTCATTCGTCAAGCCCGCGACGTCGGCCTGAACCTGCGCGACTATCTGACCCTCGCCGTCGATCCACGTCAAGGGGATCACAAGGAAGCCCATGCTGAGCTGAATGGCTATGAAGCAACTCTGGCTTTTCTGAACCTGCCGCATCACAACGATCTGGAACAAGGCGTCCTGCTGCAGGCTGCGTCGGAGACCTTCCAGACCTTCCCCGGTACCCGGGCGTTGTTCCCTGAAGTTGTCGATGACATGCTGCGCTGGCAGGATCGTCAAGAACAGCTGGAATCCACCGCCGCCATGGTCGGCCAATCGCGCACAATCGCGGGTACCGAAATGGTGTCGACCATCGTGGACGACGACTCCGACGAACGTGGCACGTTTATCGTCCCGGAACTGGCGAACATCCCCGTTCGTACAATCCGGACGAGCGAAACCGCTGTGAAGATGTTCAAGCATGGCTCTGCCTATCGGACTTCCTACGAGTTCAGCCGGCGCGCTTCCCTGGACATCCTGACACCGTTCGCTGCACGTGTTGCCCGTCAACTGGAGATCTCCAAAGTCGCTGCGGCCACTTCGGTTCTGATCAACGGCGATGGTGTGAACGCTGCGGCCCCACTCGTGGCGATGACCACGTACGGCGCGGACTTCACTGGCACCCTGTCTCTGAAGGACAACTATCGCGCCCTTGCGAAGTTCCTGATGACACGCGCAAAAGCGGGCAATCCGGTGGACACCCTGATCGGCAACTTCGACACCTTTGTCGAGTTGATGTTCATGTTCATGCCGACGCTGAACAACAAAGATGGTGCTGACGCCGCTGCTATGTCGGCCATCGGTGGTCCCCAGCTGCAGCTGCCAATCATGGGCGGCACCGTGAAGTTCGGCTTCAGCTCTGCCATGCCGGCCGATCGACTGATGGCTTTCTCAAAGGGTGAAACCTTGGAAGAGCTGGTCGAGGCGGGTTCGAGCATCGCTGAGAACGAGCGTTCGGTTACCAACCAAGCGCTGACGTATGTCCGCTCCGAGGTCACGGGCTACAAGCTCTCCTTCGGTGACACCCGGACGCTGCTGAACACCGCTGGCTAATTCGTCACCGGATTGAATGATAGAGGCCCGCCCCGTCCGGGCGGGCCTTTCTTTTTCCAAGGAACCCCCATGAAAACCATCGCAAAAACCACGACCCCCATCATGCTGATCGACCCAGTTTCAAGGGACACCCTCGAGCAGGAACCGTCGCTTGTCACGTGGTCATACTTCTTCGAAGAGCGGACGGGCAGAGGCCAGATCAAAGTACTGGCCTCGGGTTTGCCGGATTCTGCAGGCGCAGACGAATTCAAGGCCTTCCTGGCTGAAGCTGGGAATGAAGATCTGGCTGTCGCAGCCTTTACCTCGACCTTTGCCGATGCCGAAGCCAAGGCCGAAGCCGAAGCCGAAGCCAAGGCGAAGGCCGAAGCCAAAGCCAAAGCCAAGGCTCAGACAAAACCACCCGCCAAAGCTGCGGACAAGGGGTAATCAACGATGTGGGGCACCGCAGATGAAGACTATCAGTTTCTGATCAACTACGAGGTCGAGGGGGAATTCGTAATCCCCTCAAGCGCACTGGCGACGGTGCGGGATTCGGACGGAGTTGCGATCACTGGTCTTCTGGACGTGGTGCTCGACGTCACATCCACCTCCACGACGTTGACCATTCCCGCCTCCGACAATGCGGTCGAGGTGGGAAAATCCCATGATGTTCGTTTTGTGGTGGTGACCTTTTTCTATGGCGGCGCCCAATATCAGGTACAAAAGTTCTACCGGCTCACCCCGTTCATTCCGATGACGGTTACACCGGAGGATGCCCGTCGGGAGATCGGCCTCGATCGCTCAGAACTACCAGATGCGGATATCGACCTCTTAGGGGCCTACTTCAAACTGGCGGCTGACCGGGGCGCGACTTTCACCGACGCGATGACAGACGGTACCGAGAAAGCCCTCGCCGCCAACCAGGCTATAGCCGTGATGGCGCTCTTGGCACTGGTCAACAGCTTGCAGTTTCGAGCTGCGATCAAGTTGAAATCCGAGAACTCGGCCTTCGAGCGGATGAACGAGTTCGACATCGGTTTGATCCGCACCCGACTGGGTCAACGTCTTACCAGTTTACTGGACGTGGTGGAAGAAACTGTGGACACCGGCAGGCCCTCATTTGTGGTGACCGCCCCAACGGATGTCATTACAGGGGAATAATATGCGTCGTCCAATTCGCGATTGCTTTGCTATCACTTTCCGCACTGCGGCAGGGCACAAGTTTCGGGGGGAGTTCGGGGATCCAAACTCGTATCCACGACCTCGGAAGGAGCTGCAAAATCTTCCGCATCGCTCCCTGACTACAGGACGAGCAGCACTGGCCACGGCCGGGGACCAAGTTACTACCTACGGGGTGGACTATCTACTTTGTGGTCAACACGTTCTAACGGAAGTCAAACTCTTCCTAGCCGTTCAGGTGAACACACAAGTGAAGTGGGAACGGGTAGGCACAGAGGTTGATCCAGTCACTAAGATGGATCGAGACACTGGACTCGTAATCCTGGCGGAAAGCCTCCCGGTGGCTCTCGAACCCCAAAGGGGAATTGAGGAAGAGGACTTCACGCAGACCAAAACTAGGATTTTCACCGCGGCGGCTGTGCAGCTAGGGGATTACCTCGACGGGATGAGAGTAACCCGGGTGGCTGACGTGTTGGGGCTGTTGATGGTGGAAGCAGCGTAATGGTTAGGGCTAACGAGGCCGTCTTCTCACTTGCGGATGAAGTCCTCGTGGAAGCGGTCATAAACACCGCCGGCCTATCTGCTGAGAGCTTTCGTCGGGAGTTGACGAAGTTTCTTCGAGATTACACTGCAGAGTTCTACTCTGACTGGGTAGTACCTGAGGGTATGGGGGGTGAAATAGCCTCCCCCCTAATTGGTACTGAGTGGGCCAATCTCTCTCCTGGCTATCGGGACTCTTCGAGAAAGGCTGGACGAAATGCCTTTTACGAATACTCAGGAGAGTTGAAAGAAAATCTTCTGGGCCGTAACCCGCTAACCGACTTTGGTAAACCCAACGTGAACTTGAATTCGAGCGGTCGAGGTGTCTCGGACCAGGTGTTCATCGATAAAGGGGGACGCCCTCAGTATCGCCGAGGGAGCGGGAGACAAGGGTTTGCTCCGTTCAGCGTGGCGTTTTCCCAGCTGGTTTTTTCAATGCAGATCGAGATGTTCCCCAAAATCCAAGGGAAGACGATGCGTAGTGTGATGACGTGGTTTCCCCTCTCTCTAAGGGTCAATGAATTCGGTCGAGGCAAGATGCGGGGTAAGACAATCAATCACCCTGCCCGCCCACTTATCCGCCCGTTCCTCGACTGGTACGGTACAACAAACCTGAGACTGTCTCTGTCAGAACGATTTGGAATTGAGGTCTAAAAATGAGTGGTTACAATCATTTCCGGAACATCCGGGCATCCCTGTTACGCTTCTGCAGCGATTTCAAGGAGGCTATGGCCCTCGAGGGGGAGACACTGGTGGCTGTCAATCTGGATGATTTCACTGACGAAAGCCAGTGGCCAAAAGATCAGGATTTCATCGGATTGTCAGAACTTCATATGGACATCGAGGAATTCTACTCCGTCCAGTGCATGCTGGCAGTTTCCACTGCACATGACAAAAACCTCGATCGTATGACGAAACTGATGCACCATCTACTCGACCGGGTTTTACCGAACAGTTGTATCCCAGTTTACGACGCGGATACCGGGGACGAAGTTGGAGCGCTGTTCGTAGGGAACGGGGTGCGGGTTGGATCTCCGTTGCCAACGAAGACCCAACCAATCCAACCGGTTGCACTCAGGCTTCTGTCGAATCTGACATCGATTGAATAACTTTCAGGTCTGACGTCACAGCGTCTTCGATCTGACGTTCCAGCATATACTGAATCTGACTGTTCCGTTTTCGACGTTCCACCAAACCCCGGGCCGTGATTTGGGCAACCAGCCCCCGGGGCAGTCGAACCGTAAAGGCTTGAAGGTCATCTTGGGAATTTGACATGTCGATTTCTCCTTTGACTTTGATACACCCCAATTAACCTATAAAAACCTTTGTGTCGACTGTGGTTCTGAAAGTATATTCGGAGTTGACACCCAGTCACATAATGGAGAATTTTGATATGTCCGGAAACGGCGAAGCACAAACCAGTACCTTCATGCTCGGCACCGCGACCGTCATGTTGGGCGCCACCACCGATCTGTTTGACCTGAACCCTGAAGATCACAGCATCGGCCTGGTGAAGAACTTCCGCACCACTGCTGAACCGGCCTACACGGAGCTGACGCAGGGCGTACGAAATCAAGTGGTCTACTCGGTCATGACCGGCAACGTTGTCAAAGCGTCGATGGAGGCGTTTGAGTATACCTCGAAAAACTTGGCGTATTCCCTCGGCTTGGAAGGCAGTGGAATGGCCGCGCAAACCGTGGCGACGACACTGACGGCAACGGCCAGTGTTTCTGACACTACCGTTACTGTTGATGATGAAACCGGCTTCGTGGCGGGGGACTATGTCCTGATCCAAGATGGAACCGGGGACAAGATCCATGTCCGTAAGCTGACAGTGGTTGGCGTGGGCCAGCTGGACTTTGCTCAGGCGTTGCCCAAGGCCCTGCCAATCGGGGCTACGGTGCGCAAGTCGAACGTCATCGGTATCGGCGCAAAGACCGAACAGCCGTTCCTGAGTGCAAAAGTTGTGGGCTCGCTCGCCGACGGCACTGAGATGGTTATCCTCTGCCCGAAGATCCGTATCACCAACGGTTTCTCCTTGGGCTTTACGACTGAAGGCTTCGACAACCTGCCGTACGAGTGGTCCTTCTTCGACCAGATCACCACCGATCCGCACTACGCGGAGTTCGAAGGCGAGCAGGCGAAGCTGCTGACCACGAAGTAAGTCAAAACTGCACCTTGATTAACCCTCCCGGTCGTTTTATTACGGTCGGGAGGTTTTTAATTTAGGGAAAGGCAGTAAATGACTAAGACCACAGAGATCGCTAAAGTCGAGGATATGTTGGAGATTACGATCGGGGGAAAACCGGTCGAGATCAAGATGACCTTCGGCCTGCTGAATGAACTGGCCCGTCGGGTCGGTGACATCGATGACGTGGCTCAGATCAGCTACGATCCCGACCTGCGTGAGGCAATGCTGGTCAGCCTGCTTTCTGGCCGGGATGCCAAGGGCAAAATCGTGGAAGAACTGTCCGTCTTCAATCTCGATATGACCACGGATGACGTGATGGAGCTCTTGGATTGGGCGGGGGCGCATGTCGCCGATTTTTTTCTGAGCTCGTTGACGAACGCGAAAACACTGGTCGACAGCCGAATGAAGAAGTTTCAGGCCTTGATGCCTACCTCACCTGGTGGGGTGGGCTAACTTTTCAGGACGCAGTCGTTATGGTTTTCGACTGCGTCCCCTCAGATATTCGACAAGTATACTGGCAATATACCCAAAATGACCTTAGAGTGCGGATACGTCTTTACTTGGGTCAGAGGCAGGCCGGAATCGTGCAATCGTACCAGACCCTAGCCAAGGTGGCGGGGGACCTGTTCAGCGATAACAAGCGACCATCGGCCGATACCGGTAACGCGGATATCCCCAAAACCCGAGACGAGGCTATTGCGCAATTTAGCAGCGTGTTTGGGAAAAAATGAGCGGAACTTCTGGCACTAAAACCCCTCGGATTGATCTTCGGCTGAGTCGGGAGTCCATTGCGGACGTCAAGACCTTTCGGGCTGAGTTAGAAAAAACTCAGCAGCGGGCCAGTGAGCTAAAGCAGGACCTCAAACAAACCACGGAAGTCTTGAAGGCCTTGAAGGCACGAGAGATTCAGATTGGTAAGGGGGGCACAGGAGCCTTCGTCGAGGGGTCAAGGTTTCGGGATGCTCGACGGGTCGCAGAAACCCAACGGTTAGCCACCAGCACAGCTCAGATGATTGAGTTGAATAAAACTCTTTTGGGGCTATCCCGACAGGGTTTAAAATTCTCGCAGGACAAGCTCAAGGTTCAGGATGCGCTGAATCTTAATCTTCGGACACAGGCTCGAACCCTCAACAGGTTAAACGATCTAGCGCAGGTCCAGAACAAGCTGGAGTCTGCCCGAATTCGCTTGGGGCTGGAAGCCGCGAACGGGAATACCTCTGCCGAACGCAGCGCCCGACGGATTGTGACCGTTCTCGAAAAGCGGGTCGAACTCCTTAAACAGGAAACCAAAGAACGAGCCCAGGCCGCACGTGAGGCAAAGAAACTCACGGATGCACAAGCCGGTGCCCGTGCTCGGAAGATGTCGATGGAACGTCTCTTCGGAGATGGTGGCGCCAGCCTTTTTGCTGTTCAGTCCGGGCTCATGGCCAACTATGCGGCTTTGAGTGCTGCTCAGTCGGGGGCTGTGTCGACCTTTAGTTTCACCGCCGATCTTGATGAAAGTTTGCGCAACCTGCAGGCCATCACGCGCACCACTGACACTGGTATGCAGGACCTTCGAGAGAGCTTGATCGGCGTTTCCGAGGCCACCAAGTTTACCGCCGTCGAAGTGTCGAATGCCGCCGTCACACTGGGTCAGGCCGGTCTGTCGGTGGAGCAGATTGAGGACGCGGTTGCGGCCGTCTCCCTCCTGGCCACGGCCACAGGAACTGATCTCGATCGGGCTGTTGATATTGCGACCTCCACTCTGGGGGTCTTCAATATGGAGAGCTCCCGGATGGGGGATGTGGCAAACGTGATGACCGAGGCAGTGAACAGCTCGAAGCTGAACATCGAAAAGCTCACCCTTGGCCTTCAGTATTCCGGTAACATTGCGGCCCAATCCGGTATCCAGTTTGAAGAGCTGACAGCTGCAATGGGTGCTATGGCGAACGCGGGCATCCGTTCAGGTTCCACCCTTGGTACTGGTATGCGGCAGATCCTGATCGCCCTGCAGAAGCCTTCTGGGGAGTTCAAGAACACTCTGCACCGTCTGGGTCTGTCGATGGAGGACGTGAATATCCGGACGAAGGGCCTGTACGGGGTTCTGAACAACTTGGAAAAAGCTGGTTTCACCGCCGGGGATGCCATTCGGTCATTTGAAGTTCGGGCGGCTGCGGCCTTCAACGCTCTCTCGACCAATAAAGATCAAATGCTCGATCTGGAAACTGCGTTTCGGGGAACCACTGCGTCCATCAAGGCCAACGAAACACAAATGCGCTCTTTCCGTAACCAAGGAAAACGACTGGGATCGGTCCTAGGGTCAGTTATGTCCATAGGATTTGAGCCAATGATCCTGCTCTTGCGCGATATGGCAAAAATGCTGGGGGATGTGGGGGAAAGGCTACGAGCCTACCCTAACATGTTGCGGGTAGTTGTGACTAGTGTGGCGACACTCGTTGCCGCCTGGGGCGCGTTCCGTATTGCATCTCTAGTCACGGGTTTGATCGCTCTGGCGGGAGGGTTACGCTGGGTGGGAGCGAGCGCCGCTATCGCAGCGGTGGGTACTCGAGCCTTCTGGATCGCCCTTGGACCTATTGGAGCGGCAGTTGGAGTTGCGGCCCTTGCCTTCTCCGCTTTCTCGAGAGAGACGGCCCTCGCCAATACCACCATGGACACCCAAGCTGCCACGCTTGAGCGAGCGACGGGGGTGGCTGAGAAGTACAGCGATCAGATCGCCGTGGTGAATGGTAAGATTGCTGAGTTGCGTGAACGCTCCGACACTCTCACCAGTGGTTCGGTTCAGCTACAGGCTGAAATTGAAAACGTTCGGTCTCAGTTTGTAGGGATGGGATACGACGTCACATCGACAGCCTCGACGGTGAACGGCCTGATTACAAACTTGGGTAATCTGCGTCGGGCCCTTTCCCGGAAGTTCATTATCTCCTTGGGAATTGAGGGTACTTCAATCGCGGGTCTGATCAATATTGTTAAGATCAATGCCAGCACTGCTCAAACAAATTTCACCAACCGGGATACAACTTCGGTACCAATGACCGGGGGACCACCAAAAATTATCACTCCCGTCGCTGATGTTGCTAGTGCTTTGTTGGGAGCCGCTGATTACGCTTCAACGACGACTGGGTTGAACAATGATCCAGTAGAATTGAAGTCGTATCAAGTTAAGGTCCTTGAGCAGATTGCAATACTAAATAATAACATTGCAAACGGAACTGCAACGTCGGCGGATGCTGGTAAAGTCACACATCTCACGACGTACAATGACTTCCTGAATAAACAAATTGAGTTTGCCTCTCAGTTACAGTCACTGGATAAGTCCCGTCTCTCGAATGCCAATGACCAGAGGATTGCCTCCCAACAAGCTGATCCAATCTACCAAGTGACGGATGATAAGATTGCGGCGTTGGAGAAACAATACCGTCAGGCTCGGGAAGACGCCCTACGCATTCCTAGAGGCCAACCACATCTGCGGGACACTCGCTTCGGTGCCCTGACGGGGGGGATGGACCAATCGCTCGACACGTTAGAGAGTGGGATGCAGGGGCTTCTCAGCAATGGTACTCAGTCGGAAGAGTCACTGGCCCCGCTGCTCAAGCGAATGGCGGAACTCCGGGGCGAAATGGAACGTACGGGGAGCGAGCTCTTCGACGATGGCGCCCCCCTGCGATAGGGTGCCGCCCAACGGGAAATTGCGGTTCTCAGCGCCCAGGTACAGACCTTGTCACAAGAGATCCGCAAGCCCGGAGCGGATCGGGATGCTCTGTTAATTCAAGGCCGCTCGCGCCTAGATAGCCTTGCCGACTGGCAGAAAAAGCAGGTCATTGCGGGGGTAGAGGATTACGACGCCTCCAATCCTCTGAACAACGACCCCGCTGTCATTGCACAGTTGGACGCGATCGATGCTCGTATCGTTGAGCAGAAGAAGCAACTGGAGAACATCGAGACCCGTAAGCAAGGTGGGGGTAGCGCCGGCCGACGTGACCCGTTCGAAAAGCGGGGCTTCAACACACTGATGGAGGGCTTCAAGGATCGCTTTGCTCGGGCGGAAGTTGGGATGGAAACGGGGTCCATCAACGGTCAAGCTGCAATGCAGCAGATGAAAATGGTGCTGGAGGAAGCTGAAAAAGCTCTGGGCATCCGGGCTGCAGAACTGGCCCAGCTGGAGAAGAAGCGCGAGCTAGGAACACTGGGTGTGGTCGAGCAACGTCGGGCAACCCAACTGGTTTCCGAAGAGAAGACGCTGCTGACGTTCATTCGTAAGACCCGGGAAGACATCCTGAAGGTCACGAAGGACATTGGCACTGAGCAGGTCAATCTGAACTCTCTGGTTCAAACTTGGGCCAGCAGCAACCTCAATCTGGGCAAGACCCTATCCAGTGGGATCACAAGTGCCCTTGGCTCAGCGCAAACTGCTCTGACCGGTTTCTTTCAGTCATGGTCGAATGGAACAAAAAAGGGTGGTGCCGCCTTCAAAGAGATGGGGATCAGTATTCTGAATTCGATCCACAAGATCTTTGCTGAGATGATGTCGGTCTATATCCTACAAAAGACACTGGGCTGGTTGTTCCCCGGAATGGATCTGGCGGGAATGGGCCTACCTACGATCAACCTGAAAGAGGGTGGGGTCGCTCGAAAAGCGGCACAAGGAGAAATCGTTCCGGGTAATCTGAATCGCGACAGTCAGCTCTACAGTCTCATGCCGGGTGAGGGAGTGCTGACGCGTTCCGCGGTTCAGGCAATTGGACAAGATGAAGTGCGCCGGCTGAACTCGATGGGAACGGCCGTCACATCTACAGGCACCCATATGGGAGTCGCTGCTGCGTCCAACAACCGAGGGGGTGGAATCGGCACCACCAACGTCTGGATCGTACCCCCTGAGCAACAACCGGTCCCGGGCCCGAACGACATCCTAGCGGTGCTGGCTGATGACATCGCCCGGGGTGGCACCACCAAGAAACTGATCAAGTCCGTTCAAATGGGAGCCATCTAATGGCGATCTTTCCAGCGAAGTATTTCACCTACTCCACCAAATACCCTGAGAGTGGAACTCGGGTGCAACTCGGGAGAAGCTATCAATTCGACACTCCCCCGGAAGCCCCGGATCAGCGGATTTTCGTGCTGAACCTACAGGGTATGAAGTACTTCCTCGACATCTCCAATGACATCGACCGGGTGTACGACCCGACGCGCAATCTGGCCTTTCTCGAGGACTTCTACAACACCCACAAACGGGCCACTGCATTCACACTGGAACATCCGGTTTATGGGGACGTCGTCTGCAAATTCAACCGACCACTCGAGATCCCTGAGGGAATCCAAGGTGGGGACGGACAGGTGCCGTCTTTTGAGATGGAGCTGATCGAACAACCATGAGAACTGATCTTCCTGCCAATATCACCGACACTCAGCATGACTTGGCTCCAGACAGCTTGGTCAAATTGTTCAAGCTGGAGCTTACCACTGGCCCCATTTTCCGGTTGTCCCCACAGATACAAGTGACCTGGCAAGGGGATCAATACGACGACGTGCCCTGTGTGTTGACCGAGGTTACGCAAGACGCGGATGGTAAGATGGCCCGCCCGAAGTTCACCTTTGCCAATCCCGGAGGGCTCTTCACAGCGGACATCTACAACGGCCAGCTCGACAACGCGACCCTGACGCGCTACCGGATCTTAAAGGCGGATCTGGACGCTGACAGGGATTTCAAGATCACCGAAAGCTTTCGGATTTCCCGGATCATGCAGCTGAACAATTCACTGGCCACGGTGGAACTGCGAGACGTTCTCGATGGACACCAGTTCAAGTTGCCGGCGAGAGCGTACTTCCCCCCGGAGTTCCCACATGTCAAGCTACGATAAACTCGTCGGACTGCCCTACGTCGATGGGAAGCAGGACTGCTACTCATGCGTCCGTCGGTACTACGAGTTGGAGTGGGGAGTTGAGCTCCCTAACCTCGCCCGCCCCGATCGGTTCTGGGAGGATCCTCATCTGGACCTCTACGGATTGTACGAGGGTTTCGGTTTTCAGCAGATTTTCGACCGTCCCTATAAGATCGGGGATGCACTTCTCATGCCCCTCCTGGCTCTCCAATCGAGCCACGCTGTGGTCATCGTGGATGACAACCAAATCCTACATCACCTCCCCAATCAGCTGAGCACACTGGAACCCCTGAGGCCCCGATGGGCCAGTCGGGGGACGATCCATCTTCGTCACCCGGCGGTGACGAAGACCCAAGAAGCCACACACAAATCCGTTCACCTACATGAGGTCCTCGATGCTGACGTTTTCCGAAATCCAGCAGTTCAAGAAGCAATTGACAGGGAACTGGCATCCCGACGTTGAACGCTGTGGGGTAATCAACCTTGAGCATCAGGTCCTCGAAGTCACGAACCATTCTGATACCCCTGAGCGAACGTTCACCTTCGTGATTGAAGACATTGAGGGGAACGTCGCCACATGGCATAGCCACCCAAGTGGCTCAGCCAATTTGTCGATAGATGACTACCGCTTTTTCCAGTCGTGGCCAAATCAAATGCATTTCATTATTTGCCAATCCGAAGTAAGATGTTATATCGTCTCCAATGGACTGGTGCATCTCATAGATGAAGAAAAAGATTATCCTCCACGGCCATCTGGCTGACAAATATCCACATCCTATCGAGGTCGAAGCGGCCACGGTTGCTGAGGCAATACAGTCGCTTGCCACCATCGAAGAGCTGACTCCTCCTGCGGGGCAACCCTGGCCGGTGACAGTTCAGGGGGTGGACAACGAAATTGCTCTTTTTTCCGAGACGTCGTTCGAGGAAATCCACGTCTATCCCCGCACTGGGGGCGCGAAGAAGGGGGGCCTGATGCAGGTCCTGCTTGGGATCACGCTGATTGCCCTAGCCGTGTTCAATCCGGCTTTCATCGGAACCTTAGGGCTCTCCCAAGGTCAGTTATACCTGGCCGGGGGATTGATGTTGTCTGGAGGTCTTCTCCAGCTGCTGGCTCCGACCCCCAGTGCCTCCGACGGAACTGAGAGTTCTCGATATCTCGGGGCCTCTGGGAACACCGTCAAAATCGGGACCCGGATCCCACTCGCGTATGGGAATGTGCTGCTCGAAGGGCATTACCTGTCGTTTGACGTGGATGCTGTCGCTCCCGCAGGAGACGCCGGATCAAATGGGGTAACCCCTATTGAGTTCGACAATCCCAAGTGGTGGTGGACCAACCCGGCGACGGGAGAACCGGAAGAAGTGACCGAGACCGTTGCGGGTACCAAGCCGGCGAATGAAATCACCACCGGCTATGACAACGTTTATGTTGAATACGACAGCACCGTTGGGATCGACAAGGCCGTCGTAAATCCCATCTACACATCTGCTGTTGCCTCCCCTTCCAACATTCCAACCTCTGCTTGGGTGCTTGCCACATGAATAAACCTCTCCGTACTCTCTCGGGCTCTGGTACTGGTGGAAGCGGGGGAAGTACTCCGACCATCAGTCCCGACGATCTGTTTTCAGATGACGTCGTCGAGTTCACTCTTGGATTGTGTGAAGGACCGATCGCTGGTCTGGTCCAAGGCCCCCGATCATTCATGCTGGATGGAACCCCTTTGGTCTCGGCGTCGGGGGATCCCAATTTCAATCCCTTTGAACTGCACGTCTACGCTGGGGAGACGGTGGCCAGTGAGGTGCGGAACACGCTGGGGGGTATCACCTCCAACGTCCAAGTTGGGGTCAATCTTGCTGAGGCCATCCCGGTGGTTCGTACGACCTCGGGGGCGTTGCGGAATCAGATCGACAAACTCGAAATCCGGATCGTCTTCAGCACCATTCTGAAAACCAACAGTGATGGAGATCAGCTGGAAGACACAGCTGAGTTCGATATCCAGTATCGGGAGGTCGGAAGCGGCACCTGGCTGGATTTCTTTGACACTTCCCCCATCAAACTGACGGGCAAAACCACCTCAGGGTATACCAAGGATTTTGTCAAAGGCGTCCCTCGGATCAACAACGATTGGGAGATCCGGGTCGTTAAGCACAGCCCGGACAATGACGCTGACCGGACACTGAATTTCTCGTGGGAGAGCTATCAGGCGGTCACCGCTGAAAACCGATCCTATGACAACCTCGCGGTGGTGCGAGGGGTCGGTCGGGCGTCGGATCAGTTCCAAGGGATCCCCGGGATGTCGGGGATTTATGCAACCAAGCTAATCTTGGTTCCATCGAACTATGACACCATCACCCGGTACTATGATGGTGCATGGAACGGTACGTTCCAACTGGCCCATTCGGACAACCCAGTGTGGTGTCTCTACGATCTGCTGACCAACTCCACCTACGGGGTCAAGCGCTACTACCCCCACCTCTTGGTTGATCGTTTCTCGTTCTATGAAGCGGCCAAATACTGTGATGAGCTGGTGCCTCGAGGAGACACCGGAACCTATCAACCCCGTTTCACCTACAACGACAAGATCGATCAGCCTCGCAATGCGATGGAGATGATCTATTACCTCGCCGCCATCTTCGGAGGGGTACCAGTCACCGATCTCAACGGTACGGTGCGCCTTAAAGTGGACAAGGCGGGTCTTCCGGTACAGATCTTTGGCCCTGAGAGCGTGGTTGCTGATGGATTTCAATACCAGTTCTCGGACGTCTCCACTCGAGTAAATGATCTTTCTGTCCTCTTCACGAACACTAATCTCGACTGGCAGGAAGATGTTCGCAACGTATCGGATGCCGCGGCAATCACCAAGAATGGTCGTATCTCTGACGAGATGATCGCGGTTGGATGTAACGACGTCTATGAGGCTCAGCGCCGTGCTTTCCGTCGCATTCTGACCGCTAACACTGAGACGGTCACCGTCACATTCCAGACTGCTCGAATGGGCATCGGACTCGAACTCTTCGACATGGTTGGGGTCGTCGATCCAGCGATGAACTGGGGGGTCAGCGGCCGGGTGAAATCTCGGAGTGGGAACACAATCACCTTGCGGGATCAGGTCTTCCTGCCAGTCGACACTGACATTGAATTTGAAATCCAGACCCCTTCTGGAATTCATTCGCTGACGGTGCAAGCAAGTCAGCCGGTCGCAACAGAACTGACTATTCAATCGGGCACCTGGCCCGGAGATGCCCCTGATCGGGCCCAGTTCGCGTTGTCTTCGGTGGACATTGGACTGGTTAAGCCTTTTCGTATTCTGATGATCGAAGAGAGTCCGGAAAACCCGGAGCTCATTTCGATCACGGCTGTCGAAGTCAACCTGAACAAATACGGTGACAGCGACAACATGGTCTCCACCGGGACGGTGGCTTACGATTTCTCAGGAGCTGGTCTCCCCTCTGCCCCAGCCATCACCAATGTGGAAAGTGGCGACGAGCATTCGTTTGTTGAAGCGGACGGGACGGTTCGCAACCGTATCTTTATCGAGTGGGATCATGCCCCACAGGACTTCGTCGAAGAGTTCATCGTCTACTACAAGCGAGCAGGCGTGGACAGCTGGGACGAACGTCGTGTCCGGGGACAGAGCTGCTATCTGACGGATGTCCAGAGTGGTGTGGACTATAAGATCAAGATCCGGGCGATCAACGCGATCGGTCGCAAGGGTCGTCCATCGGCCGTTTATACCCACAACACCTCTGGTCGGAACGTCAAGCCGACGGTGCCTCAGAACTGGACAACCGCCAATGCAACAGCGGGTGTGGACACCATTGTATTGCGGGGGGACGAAGCTCCAGAAACAGACTTTTCCCACTTCAAATTTTACGGCGCCACTGCTGGTAACCCAGCCCTAAGCTATCTCGACAGCGGCAATACGACGAGCTTCATGCGGCGACCTCCGAGTGGGGACACACTCACCCGGTACGCTGTCACGTCCGTGAACACCTCTGGACAAGAGAGCGACCCAACCGGGTTTATTGAAGTGGTACCGACGGGAATCACAGTTCCGGATCTGGCGGCAGATGTGGTTCTTGAAATCGACAACGCCGCTCAGTCAGCGCTGGATGACAAGATTGCGGCTCAGGCTGCAGCCTCTACCGCGACTGTGGCCTCGGCGGTCGCCACCACAGCCCAAGCAGCCTCAGAAGCCGCTCAGACTCTGGCAGAAACCGCCCTCTCCGGAGCAGATGCTGCACAGATTGCTGCCGAGGCGGCTGAGACAGCATCAGTTGCCGCCCTCTCCGGAGCAGATGCTGCACAGATTGCTGCCGAGGCGGCTGAGACAGCATCAGCTGCCTCCCAGACAGCATCAGTTGCCGCCCAGTCGGCATCAGAACTGGCCCGGGATCAAGCACAGACATACGCCTCGAACGCTGACGGGTCAGCGACGGCGGCTTCTGGGTCAGCCTCTACCGCTGCAACTCACTCTACCAATGCCGGTAACAGTGCAACTGCCGCCCAAGCGAGCAATGTCTCTGCGGGGACTTCCGCCAGTAACGCCTCTGCGTCTGAAAGCGCAGCGGCCACCAGTGCCACCAACGCTTCAGGATCAGAGTCCGCTGCAGCCAGTTCGCAGTCTCTTGCTGCTACAGCAGCGGGGAACGCGGCCACCGATGCAAGCGCGGCTTCTTCTTCGGCCAGTAGTGCTGCTGCCTCTCAAAGTGCCGCGTCTAGCAGTGCATCGGCTGCGAACACGTCTGCTGTCAATGCGGCCACCAGCGAGACAAACGCTGGCACCAGTGAGACAAACGCTGCAACTTCGGAAACCAATGCCGATACAGCTGCGGGAACGGCCACTACAAAGGCAGCGGCTGCGAACACGTCTGCTGTCAATGCGGCCACCAGTGAGACAAACGCTGGTACCAGTGAGACAAACGCTGCAAC